TACACGAAAAGCGCCTAAACCTGCAACCTCGTTGGGTGGGGACAAAGGAACGGGAGAGGCTAAAAGCCTTTCAGCTCTCAAGTCTGCTTACAACAAGGCGAAGGATGGAAACGCCCGTATGAGCGCACGAATGGCTTATAAAAAGGCAGGCGGTAATACAAAAGAACTCTAATTTAAAAGGTAATTAACAATGGCTAGCCAAGGTAAGACAGCAGAAGTAATTTTTGAAAACGCGATTGAAACTTACGAGAATCAATCAATGATGCTTGATAAAGTTGATCGATTCGAGCCAGATTCGGCAACGATGCAGGATGCGTCTAACGTGATTTGGCGGACCGTCCAGCAATCAGCCCCTATTATTGAAGGTTGGGACTTGACGGGTCAGGCGACTGATATTATCGAAGAAACCTACCCAGCAGTATTGGCCACGCCAAAGAATGACATCTTTGAGCAGCGCGCCGATAATATGCGGGACATGGGCTTCTGGGAGCGCCGCGGTCAGCAGTCAGGACGGCAACAGGTGACAGAGTTAAACCGATCTATTTCTGACGCCATTACAACTCAGGGTTCAGTTTTTTATCGGTCAAATGCTACAAGTGGCTACGATTATGTAAACGAAGCCAATACCATTTTGTCAGAACGTCAAACGGCTAATTCTGGTGATCGTTATTTTGGTATGTCTGATCGATCTATGTTTAAGTTTTCTAGTGACCTAGCAGGCCGTCAAACGCTACAGGGTCGCCCAGAGTCGGACGCATGGACCAAGGGTCAGATTGGTGCAAACGTTGCCGGTATGGACGTGTTTCAATCCTCATCTTTAAGTAACGTCGCAGGCGGTGCAGCTACAACCACCACCACAGCTTTAGTCTCTGAGAAGCCAGAGGGCGGCAGCGTTGATTCGGTGAATGGTGTTGTAACCAATATCGATTATCGCCGTTCAGATGTTCCCGTTACCGCAAGTGCAGGTTTCGCGATTGGCGATAAGGTGTCTTTTGATAACGGTGGAACCCCTGTTGAATCGTTAGCTTTGGCGGACCGAAAAACCACAGGTCAGGCTATGACGTTTACTGTTATCGCTATTCCAGATGGAGCAACGGTAACGGTATCGCCTAAGCCTATCGCTGTTGACGATCCATCGCTGTCTGTATTAGAAAAAGCTTACGCCAATATTGACACTCAGATCACTTTAGGTGCCAATATGACGCGATTGAATACCGACGCTTCGGCCCGTGGTGATATCTTTTGGGATAAATCATCTATTGAAGTGCTTTCTGGTGACGCTCCAATCCAGCTGTTGAACGAGTTCGGCGGAATGGAAGTTCGAAGCCACACTATGAGCAACGGTCAAACGATGTACATTGCTTATGACGGGGATATCGACAAGCTTACCTTTAAGTGTCGCTTATTTACTTGGTATAACGTTACTAATAAAAACCCGTCAGCGAACGGTGTTGCGATTAGTTACTAGGTTTTACGGGGCTTCGGCCCCTTTTTAATTTAAGGGTTTTAATTATGGCAGTCATTTTATATACAAGTAAGGATTCCGGTAAATACGGAGCTGAGCACATTGCAGGCGGTATTGAATGCAAGATGATTCGTGTTGATGTAAAATCTATGAAGAAATATCTAAATGCCGGTTATGTTGCTAACGTTTCCGAACTGGTAGAAGTTAAGATGGAAGCGAAGGCGTCAAAATCAGCGCAAAAACCAGCATCAAAACAAGAGAGCTTAAAGCTTAAGGGTTAATTATGGGACGGTTAAAGGTCGACACTATACAAGACGCATATTCACAGTTGAGGATATCCGGCCTTACCGTAAACCCTACACCTAGCGACCTAGAAACGGCACTTGTTAGGCTCGAAAACATGATGGCGGAGCTATCATCTAGAAATATTTGCACTGGCTACAATGCAGAAGACGAGCCGGACCCCAATTCAGTAACCAACGTAGAGCGCTACGCTTGGCAAATGATGGCCACAAATTTGGCTGTTAGACTTATCCCAGATTTTAATAAAGATGTGCCGATGGCGTTAAACCAGTTGGCAACGGCTTCCATGTCGTCCGTGTCGGCCATTTCAGCTAAGAAGGCGTTATGCGAAACCCCATATCCCAGCAGGCAGCCACGAGGGTCAGGCAGTACGCTACGTTATAACAGATGGCAGAGATTTTACCGCCCAACAGAGACGGCACCCGCAAGCTGTGATACGAAGAATATTCGATTCGAAGAGGTTGCCGACATGGTTGAGCACTTCGACGCATACCTGAATAAAAGCGAGCTTATCGACAGCTATACTTTAGAGTCTGGAGAGGGTATAACGATTCAATCCGATTCAAACACTGGAACAGATATTAATTATCGCGTGTTTATTCCAAGTACGTCAAACAATACTGGCACTTTCCAGCAAGTAAAAATCACAGTCACAACGGACCAAGGGCGTACTGAAATACGCTATCAAGATTTTAATATTGAGGAATAAAGGATGGCGTTTCAGCAGTTTAAATTAGACCGATCAATAAATCAGTCACGCGGAATATTCGATATGTATATCTATCGACCAGATAACGGTGACTTATCCGCAGATGTTCAGGTTCCAGAGTATTTTAAAGAGTCCAGATTTTCGCATGACTGGGTTGATTCGATTATCACTATTGACGTTGACGACGCCTACATAGTCGCAAGAATAAAAGATCTGGGGAGTTTAGAGGTTCTTTTTGATAGCTCTACTCAGAGCGGCTCAAGTGTTACGGCGTTTAATGGTAGGACCGGCGCAATCGTTCCAGATAAAGGTGACTACCTTCCGTTTTATTTGGAGAAAATAGACAACGTCATCCCTATTAATAGTGAGGCCGACTTTCCTACGCAGGACGGATCGACGATCACTCTTGGTGGCCCTGGTGAGCTTGGTAAGGCTTATGTTTTTGGTGCTGATGTCACGACAGCTAAAAATGTTGTAGGGATCGGTAATTGTGTTTTTAAATCTGAGTCGGTTTTCACTAAATTTGAGTTTACCGGTACGGGCGATTTTATAACTTTTACTGATTGTTTTATTGAGGTTGAAGATATGACACTAAGCGCTCCAAATCGCGTCTGTTTAAAGGGTGTTAGTACCAGCTCTTATTTTTTTGATCACAGAGTAAATCTAACAAACTGCTTTATCGAAGACTGTCTAAGCGCGTTCGTTAGTGATGGCGCGGGTATCATTACTAACACGCTTCAGATTCAGAACGTAACAGATGACGCATTAGTTTTTGATGCTGCTGATGTTGGTATATGCTCTCTGAATCAATTAGGTGTTTTCGGTTTGACTGCGGGTAAATCGCTGTTTAAGTGCGACCCATTAAATACCTTTTTTGCCATTCTAGAAATGACAGATACGGCGGGTTTTGGTGATCCTTCCGCAAACTTTATTAACTGCGGTGTCGATAGTATCAATATATTGCCTGGCACTCTAGCGATCATAAACGGCTGCAATGTTGCATCGTTCACAACACCATTGGTGGGTGCCACTGTTGACGATGACGCTATTATATTTAGAGATAACAGCGGTATAGGTAATTCGGTTATTTGTGGCTCGTCTTATCTCGACACTGAGACCACTGTTGCAGTTTCGGCGGATACAACGTTCTATAAAATCAATCAAACTAATTGGACCGTAGTCAAGGGCTGTCGGTTAACTGTGACGGATGATGGAGATTTTATTAACAACACGTCTCGAACGATGGTGATTAAAATTGACGGCTATACGACACTCGAGAAAGTGGGCGGCGGTCAGGATACGATTGAAGCGCGGTTAGTTTACGATGACAATCCGAATGATCCGCAATCAATCGCGACAGGAAACCAAACAGAAAACACTCAGCCAACATCAATCCCTTTGACTGGTTTATTCACGCTGGCACCGCAAAAGGGCGTCTCAATTTGGGTTGCAAATATGGACTCTGATACTGATATACGTGTAACTAAAGCCTCCTTTGCAACGCTGGAGCCTGTTTAATGCCTCAGCAAACAATGCCTATAACTTTCATTAAAGGCGATGAGATAGGAGTCGAGACGGACTATCGTGACGCCCTCCCAGTGAATATGACGGCAATAGCTCGTCAGAATTTTGGTGCTCATGGTTATATGTTGCAGTCGCCCGGATTGGCTAGAGTAACCAATTCATCGGGAGAGGTTAGCTTTCCCTGTAAAGGTGCAGTATGGAATGAGAACTTTAGCACTCAGTTTAGAGCGTTTGGTGATGCTAGTGGCGGGCAGGTAGAGTATGCGGTATATGATGGGCTTGGGGGGATTGGTTTTTCCCTTGTGGGCTTTTGGAATGACGATACCAGTTTGCCTGTATCGCTTCCCTATTCGTTTAACACACAAGGGTTAGTAGCTAAAGGTAATTTTCACTTGATAACCATAAGTCCCCCGTCGTTTAAAACGGGAGGAATAGAAATAGACCCGCTTTTTGTTGGTACTATAGATGCGGTATGGATTGACGGTTATTATTTTTTGACGAATGGCGATTCCCTTTATCACACCGAGATTAATGATGAAGAGCTTGTTCAAGCGTCCGAAAATACGGCGCAATTTTCCCCCGACCCAATCCTAGGCCTAGGCAAGACACAAGATAATAAAGTTATTGTGTTTGGTCGCTACACAATCGAATACTTCCAAAACGTAGGTTCCCCAGGTTTCGCATTTCAAAGGCTTGACGGTCGCGCTGTAACGTCCGGTATTGTCGCCACCCATGCTAAGTGTGAGTTACTGGGGAGCTGGTTTTATGTTGGCGGGCGAAAGTCTGAGGGCTTGGGGGTGCACGTTCTGAATGGCACTATACCGCAGCGAGTTAGCACGCGAGAAGTTGAGAAGGTTTTGGGTCAATACTCAGAGTCAGATTTAGTCAATATGAATATGGAATCCAGAAGCGAGGACGGCATTGATTATGTGATCATTCATCTACCCAACGAAACACTACAGTTTAACGCTACAGTTTCACAAAAATTCGGCAATGAAAACGGATGGTCTATTCTTAAAACAGGGTTAGATGATGATATTTGGCGCGCAAACTTCGGTATGTTCGATTCTACTTTGGGCCACTGGATTTACGGTGACGAGTATGACGGGCGAGTTGGGCGACTTGATGACACGGTGGCGACTCAGTATGACGAGGTGCAAGAGTGGATATTGTTCACGCCTTTTATATATCTTGAGAGCGCGTCAATTGACGAGCTTGAGATTGAGATAATGCCCGGTCACACAACAACGGAAGACGCAACGGTATTTATATCAATGTCTTACGATGGCGTGACGCACGGGACGGAGTACATTAACGAGTATGGATTGCCGTTCAACTACAGCAAGCGCTTTATTTCGTATCGGCACGGCTATGTAAACGATTGGTTTTCCTTCAAATTGCGGGCCGTTAGTCAGTCTCGTATGGGCTTCGGAATGGCGAAAATTAAATATGGGTAGATTACGATTACAGCTTTCGAATATTGAACTTGAGAGTATGACGAGCTGGCCGGCGCCAATGATCGAAGACTATCTAGCTATCAATGACGCGCTGAATTTGGCGACTCCCGAAACGGTTGTGATTAGCGCAGAGGTTACGACAAAAGGGTTTCAGATTATTCTTGCAGATAACGCCGCGCCCATGAATATTAACCTAAACCCACGTGCGGTAGATGGTGAGAGGGTAACGGTTAAGAATATAGGCGCTGGAAATGTTACAATTGTAGGTAATATTGACGGCGTAGCTAATGACGTGTTACCGCTTTCAAGTGTTGGCAATTATGTATTTTTCTCCTCGGTCGGATATTGGGTCAAATTTTAAAGGTGATTTATGGGTTTTGGTAAATTTTTAGACGACAAGCTTGGTATCGACGACAGTGGCGGCATAGCTGGCAGTTATAAAGATGTTTACTTGGATGATGTTTTGGGTATCGACGACAGCGGCGGGTTTATTCAGCCGATTAAGGATAATTTATCCAGCTTTAGCGACACGGTAACGGATGACGTTATGGGGTTTGACCCTAGCGGCGCGGGTATTCACTCAATCGGAGACCAGATTGGTGGGGCGCTTGGCGGTATTGGCGGGGCGCTTGGCGGCGGCCTTGGCGGACAGGTCGGCGGTGATGCTCAAGGGTATCAAGACAGGGCGCTCGATTATATGATTGAGTCTGAGCGCGTACCTCAAGAGCTTCGGAACCAGTCTCTCGAACAGTTGGACTTGATTAATAACGACCCTAATTATCGGGCGTCGTATATTGACAGTATGAGGGATGACCCATTTTATCGGCAGCAGTTGCAAGATTCAGAACAATCGGTTTTACGGAATGCTTCGGCGACAGGTAATTTAAGGTCGGGGAACACGGCTGTATCACTCGGCCAGCTTGCACCTCAACTATTACAAAATACTTATAACCAGCGTGTTGGCGGTCTAGAGGGTATGGCATACGGCACACCTTCCAACGCTAACGCAATCGCTGGGCAGTATAATAATATGGCGAACACATCCGAAATGGCAAGGCTTGGGGCTATTCAGACCCAGCAAAACCAGCTTGGTACACTTGGCGGCCTTGGTCTTGGCGTTGCCTCGCTATTTTTCTCTGACCCAAGCCTGAAAGAGAATATTAAGTTATGCGGAACCGTTAGCGGTTGCAATTGGTATAAGTGGGACTGGAACGAAAAAGCGAAAGGCTTCGGCTTGAGCGGGTCGTCTGAAGGTGTGATGGCTGACGAAGTTGAGGAAGTTTACCCGCACTTGGTTCATCAAGTGAGCGGCGTTAAAACAGTTAATTACGAGGCATTGCTAAATGGGTAATCCATACGAAATACGACCACTTGGCGGGCTTGACCTTGGCGGTGGAATCGCTCGGCTTGGTGACAGATACCGACAATCGAGAGAGATCAAAGAGCAAAAGCAAGCACAGCAAGATCAAATGCAGAAGATGCAAGCCGAAAAGCTTAGGCAGCAAGAGGTTCACAGTACGGCGTCCCAGCTCTACAGGGATGGCGACATTGACGGCCTAGCTGACCTAATGATACAAAACCCCGCCTTAGCGGATAAGATGCAAAAGAGCGTCGATTTTGCTAGTGACATATCTCGCAGAAGCTCAGCCGAGACGTCACTCAAGGCGTTGATGCAGCTTGAAAACGGTAGATCAATAAAGCCGCTCATGGCTAATCATGCTGAGCTTGTGATGAGCGAGGGGGGCGACCCCAGTGATACGCTGGAAACGGCAAACCTTGCAACGCCTGAAGAGCAGAAGCGGGAATTAATGGTTCAGTTAATGATTTCCGATAGAGACCTGTTTAAGCAGTACCAAGAGCAGACGGCCAAGCCTGAAGGGACGACTTTTCAGCAAGGAACGGGTGATGTTTCCGGCTTGTCTTTCGATCCCTCGACAGGCGACTATATCGAATCCCCAGCGGCTAAAAAATTCATAGAGCGAAAAGGTGGCGGAGCAGACATGTTCCCTAGCTCGATGACGTCAAGCCTTACCGATGAAGGTAACAAGGTTCGCGTTGAGGAGGTTTATAACGCGGCTGGCGGCGGTAAAGATGGTGTTGCGGCGGCTACAAAAGAGCGTGACATGCTTGAGGTGAGAGAGAAGAGAGTCAAATCTTTATCGGGGATAGGCGAAAGGCTACAGACGATGTACCCAGATGCTTCACCAGGTGAGCTTAATCAATTATCCGAGTCGGTCAAGTTGGCCAAAGATGTTCCGTCTGGGATCAAGGCGTCAAGGGCCGTAAGAGAAAAGCAAAAGGCTGACAAGAAAGGATTACAGTTCAAGGATAAGGCTATTCACTTGCTTAAGAAGATCAAAAGTAGTGATCAGATCGGTGATGTTACTGGGTCTATCGAGGGTTCTTATGATTTAAGGGCTAGCCAGTCTGAGACGGATTTAATATCCGACATTAAAGAAGCTTCAAACATTCTTCTTGCTGATAACTTAAAGATGATGAGTGGCGTTCTTTCGGAATCTGACATTAAGATATTGAGAGATGTTGCGGCGGGCGGACTGGATAGAAAAAGAAGTAAAAAAGAGTTTATATCTAACGTCGATAGAATATTGAAGGCGCTGCAAAGTGGTAGCACATCGAACAATCCAGAGGATCAGCTTATGGGTGATATAGGCGGGCTTAACGCAGGATCATTTAAAACATCTGGCGGTGTTCAGTTTAAGGTGAAATAAATGCCAATAGCAGAAGCGAACGGGAAAACTTTTGAGTTTCCAGAGGGTACGACGCCTGAACAAATGGGTGTCGCCATAGATGAGTACTTTTCCGGTCAAGCTGTAGAGGATGATCCTAGTCTGCTGGATAAAGCGGCGGGCGTTGCGGAGGTTGGCCTATCTATGGCAGGCGGTGCAGCGGGGGAAGTTCTTGGCGGCGCGTCTGGTGTTATTGCGGCGGTTAATCCTTTTGATGGTGGAATGGAGGGTGGAGACCAAGTTAAAGCCGTCCAAGATATGTTTCGGTATGACCCCAGATCCGAACAGGGGAAAAAATACCTACAGGCTATTGGCGGGAGTGATTTAGTTCAAACGATAGCTGGAGCCTTAGAAAAGGCTGAGCAGTATAGTGGCGATGTAGGTTATGCGACAGGTGAGGCGTTAGGCATTGAAGGCGCGCCACAGGCTTTAGGTTCGGCTTATTCTGCAATACCCACAGCTTTAGGTGAGGCGCTGTCAGGTGGCGCGGCAATTGGAGCTAAGCAGATACCAAAGCTTGCAGAAAGATCTAAGGCGCTGGCTAAATCTTCAATAACTGACGCTATGAACGGCGTTAAAAAACTGGACGGATCTCGAAGCGTTGGCGCACAACAAACGCCAGCGGAGTTACAGCGAGCCGCGACAGCTCAATCGATGCCCGTTCCTTTTGAGGGCGAATCAGCCTTGACCAAAGGACAGGTAACTAGAAATTTCGAGCAGCTTCAATTCGAAAAGGAGATGGCCAAACGTGGCGATACCGGCGAACCTTTTAGGGATCGAGTAGAAAATCAAAGTCAGACGCTTGTAGCTAACCTTGATGCGCTGGCAGAATTACCACAGCCATTTTTAAGTGAGTATAGAGACATTGGAAAATCCGTTGATACAGCGCTGAAAAGTCGTGTCGCGAAAGAAAAGAAAAAGGTTGACGCCCTTTATGATAAAGCGCGAGCGGCGGGAGAAATGCGGGAGCCTGTTGATATGTCAACGATACCTGAAATGCTTGATGATATTGAGCGGTTCGACGGAGTAGCCCCTAACGCCGGCGCGATACGAAGAGAAGCAATTAAGCGCGGCGCTGTAATTGAAACCGATGAAGGGATGATGACAGGCAATATGACACTTGAAGATAGCGAAATGCTGAGAGCTTTTGTTAACGCCTCTTCGGACCTATCAAACCCACAGCAGGCAAGAATAAGGCGAATAGCTATATCAGCTATTGATGACGCTACAGAGAACGCAGGCGGCGACATATTCAAGGAGGCCAGAAAAGCCCGCGCCGCAATGGGGCGAGAGTTCGAAAACGTTGGGATAACCAAGCGTTTACTGGCCACAAAAAAAGGAACGGATGAGAGGTCAATCGCTTACGAGGACGTGTTTAAGAAGGTGTTGCTAGACTCGCCAATAGAAGAAATAAACAAGCTTCGCGGCACTTTGTTAAAATCAGGCGCAGGTGGAAAGCAGGCATGGACAGACTTAAAGTCTAAGGGTATTGAGTTTATAAAAGAAAATGCTCAGTCGGCAAGTCAAGCAGACTCTAAGGGAAACCCGCTATTATCGACGGATAAGCTTAACAAAGTAATTTCTTCAATGGATGAAGGCGGGAAGCTGGAGGCTCTTTACGGTAAGCGAGGGGCGCAGGTTCTTAGGGATCTTGGAGATCTAGCGAGAGATATTCACACGGCGCCACCTGGGGCTATCAATCACTCAAACACGGCCAGCGCTTTAGCGGTCGCATTAGATAGTATGGGCGGGTTTCTTGTCACAGGCGTTCCGGCTCCTGTAATATCAACACTTAAGGGTGTGACAAAGTATGTCAAAAGCAATAAAACAAAGAAGCAAATCGAACATTCATTAAACTATCTAGAGCGTCAAAACAAAGGGAAAACTAAAGCCAATGCAAAGCGAGATCAGAACACTATTTAAGGCTTTAATATTATCAATTTTTGTCACCGGCTGCGGCGGCATGAACAACGAAAACGAAGCGGAGCAGGATGAAATGGCATACGATTATCTAGATTTAGGACCTCAATACTTTGCGCTATCCAGTGCGGGAAAACCCGTTGCGGGCGGTCAAATATTTATCGGCAATGTTAATACCGATCCCGAAATACCGGCGAACCAAAAACAGGTCCAGCTTATTTTGGAAAACGGATCACGTGTCGATGTTGATCAGCCAGTGAGGACCGGCGCGGGTGGTGTTATTGAATATAACGGTTCACCGGCTATCATGACCACTGACGGCGACTATTCAATGAAGGTTCTAAGCTCGAATGGCGCCCAGCTATATTATTTTGCAGAGAAAAAGGCGACCGGCATCCCCTCGGTCAATGTACAGGATTCGATTATTCTTATTGATGGTACGTCCCCAAACCCGTCTATCGGTTATATAGATCACCCTAGCGACGGGATATACCACACTGGAACAACTATTAATATCAAACAGGGTGGCGGCGATAGCCCTATAGCCTCGCTTGACGATATTGCGTCTAATTCGGTAGCGTCAGTTAATCCAGGTAATTACACGAATATTACAGGTACACCCTCAGATCCTATAGTGAACGTCGACAGTTCATTATTAACGTATATCGACGACAAGGCGTCTCGGTCAGATAGCGCGTCATCGGCCTCACTTGTTGATTGTGATGACTTGCAAAGCATACTGGCTGACGGTGGTGTTTCATATCAAGTGTTTGATAGCAATACACTAAATCACCCTAGCGGGTTTAGTGGGGTGGGGGCTGGAATAGGGTTTATACAGAATATTCAGGTCGCGGACCAAGCAGGATTAAAACAGATAGCGCACTACTCTCCAGACGCATCGATGTTTCCAGCAAAAACCAAAGAGCGGTATTTTTACACTACAGGTGCGGGGTGGGGACCGTGGCGCGAAATGGCCACGGGTGACGACGTTCAATCAGCGATTGGCTTTCATGATGTTGATTTTTTTGATAGCGGTGTGGAATATAACGCAACAGCCGACAATAACGGTGACTTAACTATAATTAAAACGTCGTCCGCTGGTGCTTATGTTAAGTTCCCAGAAGAGAGCGTTTCAGGCATGCGTGCTGGATCACTTTTCACATACATGCTTGATTCTAGCTCGTCCAATACTGGAGGCGAGGTTCAAATAGAGGGCTTGAACTGGGCTATTGTTGATCGTTCTGGAGCGCCCACCACCTCGCTTGGTCTTGGGCAGGCCGGTGACTTGTCGACAGTCGTGGTAACTAGCGTTTCACCACCTGTGTTAACGGTTTATGGGTCTAGAGCAATCGCCCCTAATCCAGCATCAACACGCGGGCTTATCTATCATGTGGTTAGCGGGATAAGCGTTGTCGCTCCAAATGTTAACGCTGGCGCTAGCTGGTCGCTGGGTATACCTGGTTCAGGTGCGGATATAGAGTTACAGTCTTTGGCGGATAATATTCCGTCTGATGTAGTGGCTATAAACCTTCGTGTAGACTACGACATAACATCTCCAAACAGTAGCGCTACGTTTCACTCTCTTAACGTGACAACCAGTAACTCTTATGCTTATTTTTACCGTGGAGGATTCGCACAGCAAAGGATTTACGAGTCAAAATATATCACGACAGAATACGATAAAAGTGACCAGACTATAAATATTAAGGTTGACGATAACGGTAGCGTAACATCGGACGTTAACTCTTTTGGATGGTCTACAGTTAAGGTTGTTGGGTACTACAGGTAGCCCCCCTAGGCGTACTCTTCATATATAGAGTGCGCCTTTTCCGACCACCTAACCCCCCGCGTCGACCCTTCAGAATAGATGAACTCGATCAGTTCAGTGAATTCCTTTTTGCTCATCCCGCTAGAGCTTAGAGACATGCTTACCGGCTCGCCCAATAACCCAACGCACGGCATTTCATCTCGAAACGCTGACAATAGAAAGCACTTCCACGCCGAGTATTTCCACTTCATACCGTTGAATTCTACCGGCTCAAAATCCTTGCACATTGCCCACAGCTTAGCGTTTTGATCGTTGTTCCTGCTTTCCCTGCCGAGTGTGACAATCACGTCACCGGCAACCAGTGCTCGAGTGATTAGAGGATCGGCCCAGTTAAAGAACTTATCGATCCCGCTCACGTCTGATATTTTGTATTTCATACTGCCCATTTAGCGATCCTCACGGGGTTGGCTTGGTAAATACGCTTCTCGGGGTTCGCAGTATAGTAAATCCTTAGCAGTTCTTTCCAGCACGGGTCATGTAGTCCCACGTCTCCGCATTTGAGCGTCCATATATCTCCTTTCTTCTTAAGGTGCGGCTTACTGTTTGGGATAAACCCCTCTAAGAATTTGAGCGCTTCAGGGGTTATTATTATCATTACACTTAATATCCTTGAGTTTTAATTTATACCGCTTCTCGATTTCTTTCAGTGCGTCAACTCGATACCGTGGCAATTCGTGAGGGCCGTTCAGCATATCGACAGAGACGTCACCTATCTTGATTCTAAGCCGTCTCTCATACTCCTCACTCACTGTTCTAGCCTTCTTTGCAAACTTGCCTGAGCCGCCGTTACAGCTCTTGCATTGCTTATGCGCGTTTAGCTCATGGAATCTTAATTCAGGATATGCCCCCCGCGTTTTGTAGTGCCCGCAATCCCACTTGCCACCAACGCCGCTAGACTTGATTTCGTGATCATGTTTCCCACAGCTTATACATGGGTCCAGTATGTCGCGCTCCCGAATATATGCGTTGAATGCTACCTGTGCTTTTTTAGTCCAATGAGAAACGGTCTCATTAAGTTTCGCCTTTCTTTCGGATATTTCTTTTTTGTCGCGAACAACCCTTACCTGCCGCTCCTTACGTACAACCTTAGCGGCGAAAGCGTTAACACACTCAGATGAGCAAAACGCCATGGCAAGGTCATTAGGCAGATTAAAGAGCGCGACATTACCGCACCGGTTTTTGCATTTATGCTTGATTGCTGTTCGCTTCATATTTCAAGATCGGAAGAGCACACGTCTGAACTCCAGTCACGCCAATATCTCGTATGCCGTCTTCTTCTTGAAAAAAAAAAATACACCAACATCTAGA